TAAATTTGTAATACCTTTGCAACTCGGTGGTCATCAGTATCAAACTCTAACAAAGATTCTGTAACTAAGAAACGAGCAATTAAGTTAGTTTTAAAAGCATCAAACTCAGAACCAATAACATTTAATGTTTCCAAATAATTTGTAAAACTTTGAGTTCTAATATCTAAGTTCCATAAACCATCTTTCTGCCATGTAACATTTTTAGTTTGTACTGACGCAACTCCATTGTCTGAATCAACAGGAACATTAAATGTCGCAGTATAAATTGGAAGAACTAATCTGTTTAATAAAAATTGTTCTACTTGGTCAAAATCTTCAGAAAACGCTTTTTCAACGTAATAATCATTTGGTCTAATAACCAATGACTTGTATGTTGAAACGTCGCCACTAAATGGATTACCAATAACAATAACTTTTATGGTTCCACTATACAAACTTGATGATGACGTAAAATCAATAATTTGATAAAGGTTTTCATCAACAGATAAACTATAATCTCTATATCTATTTGTTAAATCTCTTAATGGTGAAAACTCTTGCTCTCTGTTTTGTAGATTAATTGCTGAATTAACAGAATAGTCAATTGAAAATGGATTTTTAATTCTTGCAACATCAATTGTTAATTCAGTTTCGTTTGCAACTGAATCATAAACAATATCATATGCAGTCTCACCTGATGTAAAATCATAATACAACGCATCAATTTCAATAGCCGCTGGAAAAAAATTAAGTATTCTTTGAACCGAAACTTCAAATCTTTTTTGTAATGAACCAAAGATTGTAAAGTTGGTTACTTGTGATAAATCATAATTTGGATAAACTCTATATTCTTTAGCAATTAATTCTCTTGAAGCATTAACAGAATCTAAATTTAAATCTTCTAATGAAACTGGTGATTGAAATACACCAATATTAAAATTACGATTTGATTTTTCAGATATTCCTTGAGTAAATTCAAAGTTACCTTGTGTAAGTCCACCACCTTGCACAGTTTGTAACCCTACGATATTATCAAAGGGTGTACCTGCTCCTGATGCCGCTGTATTTGGTATGAACTTTTTAGCCATTATTGTGCTGTGATATTTTGATAGCTTTTACTGAAATCAATATTAGTACCTCTGTTATCTTTAACCTCATATAACAAGTTATTAAAGTCATCCTTGATTTCATACAAGTTATACTGTTGGTAAATGTTATTTTGTGCGTCATAGATAGTGTATATACCATCTTCCATAGATTTAGTTTGATTACCGTAAAGGGCAATACCCAATGTATCAATATCATACTGCGAAACTTGAACTTCTAAAGTCAAAGGATTAAAATATGTGTTTGATAAAATAATACTTTGTGCTGGTTGTCCAATGTACGGAGTTGCATTTGGTTTGTTTGTTGGTGATGAACTTGGTGATAAAGTACAGAATACCAAATTAGTTTGACCTTCTGTATATCTATATCTAACAGCCTTTTGTACTGTGTTAGTTAAGTTTTGAATAACTGGTTCACAATAAAAGTTTGATGTTATAATTCTAAAAAAGTTAGGTATTTTACTACCATCAGCATTTAAATATTCAACTCTAAAACCAACAAGTCCTTGGGCAACAAATTTGTTGACATATTGGCTTGGCACATTACTTAAATCAATAACAATACCTTTTACGTTTGGAAGTGCCGATAAAACACCACAATCAGTAATTGTTGTTCTTATTTCAGCGGGTCTAATATACAATGTGTATATACCAATTTGAGTAAACACATCAGCAGGTAATCTTAAATTATAAAGACCACCCAATATTTCGTTTGTATTTCCACCAGTACTTGCGTTATTAAAGTATGGTCTCAATATTGCCGCAGCGTCAAGACTAGTTAACAGAAAGTCATCCGTTACATCTCTTGATGGTGTGTAATTCATTATGATGCTCACGTCTTCGGGTGATACATCTGCCGGTCTTATTGTTCCGTATGTTCCTGTTGCCATTTTATGTTACATTAAAAAATCTATATCCATATTTTATTAGGTCTCCGAGATTGTCCACTTCGCCTATCCTTTGTACCCTTTCAAGTGCGGAGTTTTTGCCTCTTTCAATAAATACATTAGATTGTACTTCTGGTTGAGAAATTATTCCTAAAAGTAATTCATCTTTTACAATTGGTTCTTGAACCATCCAATCTGCGGTTAATCCTGATGATTGTGTAAAGTATATTGTTGTTCCATCAGAATAATCATAGTAATCAATATCTTGAATTGTATATGCTGTGTAAACCAAATTAATTTCTGTTATGATACCATAATCAACATTATTTTTCTGAACAGGTACTAATAATTGAAATTTGTTTTGTCCATATTGTGCAAGGTCATTAATCCTTGAATCAGTATATCCACTAATTGTAAATGGTACAGTTACGTAATCAGATGATACTTGAGCATCAACTAAATTAACACTATCCCCCGTAAAAATATAATCATAGGATATTGGTGTTGCACTCCATGAACCAGTATTTGGTGTAAAGTATGCAGTTCCACTTGAATTAAAATCAGGAACTTCAACATATGGTGTTTTAATATTTTTTGATACCTTTGTATTACCCCAAGGACTATTTTGTGATAAGGTAATTGTATAACCACTTGGGTTAGAATTATAAGTGTGTACCAAAGAATTTGGTGTGTATGCCGTTACGGGTATAACAGGACTTCCATCACCCCAATCTAAATAATATTGTGAGAGTTCCAGATAGGCATTAAATTCCACATCAGCAGTATTATAAACATTCCAAGTAAATGGGTTTCCTGTCGTGGATGAAAATATAAAATTGTTTACAACATTAATCTGTGAAATGGCACCATCAAATACTGAATAGTATCCCATGTCCACAGTATTCTGTAATAACAAAATTGGAACGGTTAAACCTGTTAACGTTGACGTATTGTTTGTACCACCCGTCAATGTTTCAGTCATAGATGAATAAACACCAAATGTTTCACCTGAATAAGTTACATCATGTATAATTGTTTTTAATACTTCAGGGGATACCCTAACGTACATTGTTTGTGATTCCATTATGGGTTTGTATATTCATACCATTTTATGGGATTACTTACGGTTCCCGCTCTGTTTCCTGTTGGATAATTAAATACCTGATATGTTTGTGTTAAATAATCCAAATCAACTTTATAATAGAAATAACTTTCAGGTGGAAAGTCATACATATTTGGTAATAAGTTTTGTTGGGTATTCATCATTTTAATGAATTGACCCGTACTACCATCAAAGAATTTGGCTGTCATATAAAATGTGTTGATGTTTAAAAAACCCCTACCCTTTAACCAATAAAGGAAGAAACCTTCTTTATCACCAATATAATCCAAAACATATTTTGGTTTTCTAATTGTAACTGGTGTTGTATTGTTTAACACCGTGGCTTGAGTTAATCCTTGTTGAACGGGAAGTATTACCGTAAAATAAGATTTTTGTGTTCTTGGTGTTGGACTATCATAAAAATCTATTTTCCAAAAAGATTTATCAAATGGTGGTTCAAAGTAGTATATTTGATTTGTTGAGAATTTTGCTTGGTACGAATTTAACCATTGTTGTGAATCTTCTTCATACAAGTAAAAATCATAATTGATTGATGTCTTTGTTACATCATAAGTTTGGTGGTCAAATCTTGTAACCTCAAAGTCATCATTTGGGTTAAGAATTTTTTCCAACACATCTTCCTCGTATTTTTCAAGGTCCAATTGTTGTCCATACATATCCCAAGATTGCTCCAAAGGAATGTTCAAAAATTTTGTTTGATTATCAAACAGTATCCTTACTTTATTCGCATCCATCTATGATTGGGTCTGGGACTACTTGGTACAATTCTGTTATGTCAAATGACGCACCTTCAGGGTATAATCTAAAAGGTATATTTTGGAATGGGTAATGAGCATTATTTAAATATGGAAATTCAACACCCCTACCTAAATTATCAACATAACCATATGTGTAAATATCTCTCCATAACCATAATTTGTTATTGTTACTGAAATAAGCATAGTTTGGAATATCTTCAATTCCAACTGGTTGAGCGGTTTCAACATAATCTGAAAATACTCTTAATGTTATTGGATTATGAACTTGATAATAAAAACCACTTGTGTTTGTGCTAGCAGTTGATGGTATTGTAAATGCCTTTTGATTATAAGTTATCTTGTTCATATATTCAGAGATAACCCTTTCGGTTTGTTCAAAATCATTCCACTCACACCAATCACCATACATCGTATCACCACTATATCTTGGTAGGTTAACTGTAAAATCATATGTTACACCATTTTGTGTTTTGGTATAACCTGATGTAAGATTATCTTCGGTTGATAATGGATTTGTTGTATCCCACCAAGGATTTGTTTCATTTGGTGTCATATTCATTTTCCAACCACGTCTTAATCTATTAAACCAACCAAAGTACCCAACATTTTGGAATGTTGCAAATATTTGTGTTAAAGGTTTCTTGTTGTTGTCTAATTGAGTTAACAATTCAAAGTCACGAGCAAATGTTGTATTGTACGTGTTTGAACTTTGGTAGTTGGCGATTCTACTAACTTTATTTGGTGTTAATGATGAGAACTGATACATCGCACCATCATCAAATGGGTTTAACTCAAAACCATTTCTTGTAATAATTGAATCGTGAGGATTTGTTATAATCTTATGTTTTCTAACATAATACCTTGACATTGTTTCCCCTGAGTTATTAATATCGGCAATTCTTTTAAACACACCTGTAACACCTGCAGCAAATGTACTACCTGTGTATCCAACATTATTTAAATTGAATATGTAAGCATCTGAACCAATTGTGTTGTTTCCCAAACTACTAACTTGGAATAAATTCATGTCATCATAATTAAATGATAATTGAACGTATTGACCTATAGTTAATCCGTGTGTTACAGGACACACAAATTGTATGATTGGCATTCCATTATCAGAACCTGTTGTAATTTTAAATGGTATTCCATCACCTGACACCCAAGCTGGAAGTGATGTTCCATTTTGATAATAATACTGCATCTGAACATTGTAGTCATTTTCATATGGATATGATAAAACAATATTCCAATTGTATGTTGAACTACTTTTAGTAACAAAATCTAATTGTAATGAATCAATATCAGTTCTAATAAATTCAAATTCTTGGAACGATGGTAATCCACTCCATATACCATTGATAATTGAAACTTCGGGATTCACATAAAATAAACTATCTCTGAAAATAGTATAATCGGTATGACCAACCAAATTGTTTTCATAGATATAAGAAATTTTAATTGTTGGTCTGAATGTTGTCGCCTTTTGTCTTTCAGCATCAAACAATGTTGCCAAGTTAACAGATACAGTTCTATCATATTCAATAACTTGAGATTGAGTTTGATTAATACCAACCTGAAGAGTTATATCTGCCTCAGGAGCTGACTTAAACTTTAAATCAGGTTTAACTACTATGAAATCTGTTTCTTGACTCATTCTGATATTCCAATATAAAGTTGTGTAAATTTATCCATTGCAGATGCACCTTTCTTTAATCCAAAATAGAAGTACCAAGGAGCACTTGTTAATGTTGTCTGATTTAATGTACCAGGAAGAATTGCGGGTTCGTTTCCACCCTGAGCGTTTCTTTGGAAAATATATCCTGTACGGTTTTGAATGTATTGGTTTCCACCGATAAACATAGGTGCGTTTAATCTATCAATACTTTGGTATTTTTGTTTGTAAGCCGAATATGTAAATTTAGAACTAGACCAAGTGTTTTCTTGATTACCAAATATTGACGGTTGTGATGGACTACCCCAACCATTGTTGTACCAAGTATAAAATGGAACCTCTTGTGATTTAGTCCCCAAGTAGTCAGCGATTAATGTACTACCCGTTAAGTTTCTATTCAATCTCCTCGGTGATATCAAATCTCTTTCTTGTGTGAATCCACTATAGAACACACCAAATACAGGATTACCTTTGGAATCACCATCAACGTAAATTGGATTGTCTGAAGTAGTATTTGGGTCGTCAACATAATTCTCAGCAGTAAATGGTACTATACCATATTGAGAGTTGATTTGTAACATCTGTGCATAATCACCATCAACCCTATCTTCGTTTCTACTAAATAAAGAAGCCACAGAACCATTACTAACACCAAAAATTTGACTTAAATAATTGGAATTTACTAATCTTGATATAACAAATAATTGTAATAAGTCTTTCTCACTACTCCAACTTGTTGCCGTTAGATTGTCCATTTGATATCCATAGTAATCAGGTGATAAGTTAACATCTTTAGTCCAAATGTATTTTGGTCCTAAGTCAAGAATTGTTGTTGGAAACAAGAAATCTTTTTTATTAACATCATTACTATTGTTTGTTGGTGAATCTTTACCAATAAAATCACTTCCATTCCAAGGACTTGAACGGTAGTAATAGTTACTTGACTCGGGGTCAAAAACTAAAACATCAGCACAAAAAGTATAATTAACATTACCATTGAGTGGATTAACACTTCTGACATATGGTTTATTATTGGAATCAAAGAATACGTTGTTTTCAAATGGGAACGCAAATAAAGTTCCATTAACCCAAGCATTTACAAATGTATGTGATAAGGCACCTCTACAAATAGCAAATGTTAGTCTAAATCTTGATACCCATTGGGCTATCAATGTAAAGTCATTATTTCTACCAAACAAAGAAACTAATGGTTTATTGACAATACTATAACAACCATTAACTACTACAGGTCCACCAAGATTTGTATTACAGTCATTTGTTGCCGGTAATACGGTAAAGTTGGTACCAATACCTTGATAACAATTTAAGTCAACCATACCAGCACAAGAGAACGACTCTAATACCTTATTCATTGTTCCACCTGTAACAACATCAGCCCCACCTGTTGCATCACCAAAAGAAAAACTTGGTACAGGAACTACGGTTTCAGCACTTCCACTATCACTATAAAAATTATATGTTAAACTATTTGATGCTTGCCAAGCAAATGCGTTATTGTCTACGGTATTTAATACGGTACCTGTTGGTAATCTGTCCGCTCTCATAACCATTCGGTTACTATAAACAACCATTTTGCCTGGACTGTATCTAGCCCAAGATGGTGCGTAATAATATTGCGGTTTTAAATTATTATTTACACCTTTTTTATTTCCACCATCAAATTTACCATACCAAATAAATGAACCACCTTCAATATATTCATAACCATCATACGCAATTCCTGATGGTGTATTACTATAACCTAATAATTGACCCTGAGTTCCAGTTTCAATCATATTACTAGTTAATAGACTATCACCATTACTTGTTGTTGGTAAATAAGTATTAATTTGTGAAGTATCTAATGCCGAATAGTAAGATTGTAATGTTGTTGTATACGCAGAATATTGTGTTCCTGCAGTATATTGATAAGATGGGTAATACAAATAACTACCATTTTGATTATCAGTATTTGCAGTTAATAAATTATGTCGTACAGTTTTAAGACCTGGTTGAACGGGTATATTTAAAAAGAATTCTCCTTCAACAATTTTATTACCATAGGTATTATATCCAAAAATTCTTGATAAATCATACTTAATTTTCTTTCTTCCACTTTGTGGGTCAACACCTCTAACCATAAAGATTAAATTAAGATTACCACCAACCCATTGACCAAGATAATTTGAATAGGTGTCTTCACCTTCTTTACCATCTTGACGATATAGTTTAATTTCTTCTTGTAATTGTTTTAATAGACTAGTTGATAATGTATTTGAATTTTGACTTATAAAGTCATTATAAGTTAATCCTGTGATTACTTGAAAATATTCTATATCTGTCGGAAATCTATATTCTTTAGTAGTACCAGTTGTTGAACCTGATAAACTATAAGTTACCGTTTGTAGGTTTGTTGAATTTGATGGGTTGGCGTAATTTACTACAATACTACCACCAATATTTGTAGTACCTGTAATACCTGTTGAATCTCCTGTTGTATAAGCGGAAAAGTTTGGGTCTTTTGATAAGTTTGGTTGTGAAAAAGAAATTAACTTACCTGATGGGAAATAACTTTCAGTATTTGGGTCAACAAAAACCGCCATGATATTATCAAAGTGGTTTTTTGTCGGGTTAATTCCTGGCTCAATTTGAACTTTAATTCTGTTTGAACCAGCATACCTATCAGTATCAAAGTACTTTGACTTTAAGTTAAATTTATTAATAACTTCCCATGGTGGTAAATTATCAATAAAGTCATAATCATTTTTATCTACGTTTCTAATTGGTGTTCTAATTGCCCAATTGTCGTTAGCTTGCCCAGCAAAAACTTCTTTATGTTCATTAATCTCAACACCCCAATTTGATATTGTAAAAAAATCAGCATTTAAAGACGTTGAGTTTTGTTGTGACGCATTTTTAACCAATGATGCTTGTTCGTTATCCGCTGGTACAGATTCTGGCGTACAATCACAAGCCTGACAATCAGGATAACTTAAATTTGGTAATGTTATTTTAACAAATGGATTACCTAACACATCAAATATATCACTAAAACTTTTTGACTCAGGACAATCTAAATCTGCACCTAACCAATTAATAAATTTACAAATACCAGAAATTATTAATAATAATGAACCATATATAAAAGCAATTAATGGTTTTAGTATTTCCCAAACAATAGATAATACGTGTAGTATTGGTGTCAATACTATTAAAAATATTGAGTTTAATGGTAGTATTACATTATTAACTAAGAACACAAAGAAATCAAAATTCCTAACACCATCTGTTGCGGGAAATCTATTGTTTTCACTAGCACATGATGGGTCCGTGATTTCTTTAATACCAATAAATTTAGACCTATTAGTTCCTTTTTTATATTGGTCAATAAGTCCGGCAACGGTATATACTTTATTATATTGAAACTCATAAAAAGTATCTTTACATTCAATGGCGTCTTGTGGATTTGTGTATCCACTCCAATCAAGTCCAAAATAATATGAACCTAACACTTGTTTATATGGTGTACCTAAAACATTTACAGAATAATATGGGTCTGACGTTGAATTAGTCCAACCATATTCTTTAATGTTTGGAACCAAGAAATAACCTCTTCTAATTTCATTGGTTTCAAAATTAGCAGGTTGAGCATATTTTATTTTAAATCTATATTTTCCTTTTGTTGGAATACCAATACTTGGGTCTTTACTAAAAATGGTTTCACCAAATTCATTTGTTGTCACATAGTCCAAGTTCATTGGAACTTCCATTAACCAAGTACCATCGGCATCAATAACTTTACCACCTCTTGGTAATGTTGCTCTTTCTAAGATTGGTTTTCCATCAGTATCTTGATAGATTGTTTGTCTAATACCAATAATTTCACCAGGTCCTGTTTGTAGATTACAAAGGTTACCCATGTCTCTTGGTGGTTTACAATTTTTGGTAATTGATTCATCATTAATTCCCGTCACCAAAGAACCCATGAATATGGATGTTGGTTTAATTTCAATACCCTCTTTTCTTAAATCAAAATCATGTCGTGCAATACTAACCTGACAAATCTCAGGTTGACCCCAAAATGGTTCAACATTTACTGTTTGATTAATGTTAACAATCTGTGGTAATTCAAATAAATTTGTTGAGCTCTTAAAAGTACCACCATCAATTTGGTCGGCAGTTGCTCTACCCATTCTAACTAAATCTTGTGGTGATAAAGAAAAAGGACCGATATCAGATAAGTCCATATCCATAACCAAAGTATAAGTTCCAATTGGAACCCCCATAATCATATAATCACCACTACCATTTGTTTTGACGGTGAATTTATAATACTTGTCGTAAACTTCAATTAAGGCTGGATTTGTAAGTACATCTTCTCTTGTTGGAAAAGTTCCTGTTGGGACGTGTCCTGTATGTTGTTGTACGTATGGTAATAAGTTATATCTATAACCATCATCGTTAACATCTGTATTAACATTTCTATAAGGATAAAGAGATGAAATAATTTCATCATTGGCATCATCATCGGTTAATGGTATGAATACAGATAATCTAACATTTGGAACACCATAACCACCATTGGCAACAACACGACCAACTACAACACCATAATCGGCACACATTCTTGTATAAATTTCTTCAGACCTAACTTTCAGAGATAATATCTCCAATTGTTCAAAATCTTGGTCTATTTCAATGTTGACTTGTCTATCAACACCAACTTGTGTGCGAATTCTATACGTTTTGGACATTCCGATTACTTTCTTTCATAAATAGTTTATACACTATTTTATAAAAGATAGTTTATGTTTCAATAAAATAAATTATGAGAAGTTAGTTGTTTGATAATTCTTAACTCTAACAACAATATCTTTTGCTGGGAAACGAATTTGATATATCTGATTTGGTTGAGCAAAGATTGTATTGTCTACCAAACTGATTTTCTTAGTTGCGTCATCTGAATAAGGCATTGATGTTTGAGCCGAACTGTATTGTCCACCAACTTTGTTAAAGATTGAAATGTCGGTAACACTTAACACTCCATTTTCGTCTTGGATAATTCTATTCAATTCTGCCAATACAATATTCTCACCCAATCCTCTAACAGCAGGGCTAAAGAAAGTAGTAACCCTATCAATAATACTTGATATAACAACACCTTGGTTTTGAGTTGCATCCAATACAACAGACACATCAACACCCAAGTCAATTACCTCAGCACTTCCAATTGTAACGTAGTCGTTAATCATACGGTAGTTTGAAAGATATTCTGCCAAGTTATTCTTTAATGTTTGTGATACTTCAGATGTTAAGTTTCCACTAGCATCATATGATAATATTTGAACATTAATCTTATTGTTGTTTTCTGTGATTGATACTTTGGCAGGAGCACCAAACTCACCAGGCATGTTTCTAATAATCGCCTCATAGTCATGAATAGTTACCGCTCTGTTTTGTGCTGTAAAGTTAAATGTTACATAGTTTCTAACTTCTTCAGTTGACGGATAACCTGCCCCACCAATAGCTGCAGTTACGTTATTACATGTTAATGAATTGATTACAGATGTGTTAAGAATATCTGAAGGACCATTTACAAAGAAATCAACTGCTCCAATTTGAGTGATTGTATTTACACCCAAGTTGGTTGCTTGTCCACCACCAATTCTATATTGGATAAATATTGTTGTATTGGCAGTTGGAGCTGAACCCAAAGACATTGAATTGTTTTGGTATCTTTGAATCTTCAATGGAACATCAAGTGCCGTAAACTCTCTAAGTTGGTCTTCAGCCGTGTTTGTTCCACCACCAAAAGTAATCTTTAAAAATCCTTCAGGTGTAAATTCAGTAATGAATCTATTTTGTGTTTGAATATATGTCCCAACTTTAATCGCTGGGTCATCGGATGGTTTTGAAGGGTCAGCAATAAACACTCTATCATCAGCAAGTGCCGGTACCTCATACCATCTACCCTGAGCACCCATGAATTCTTGTGCTGTAGGAACATTTGAATATGCAGTACCGTCTCTTTGAATAATAGATGAAACCCCTAATACGTTTTTTTCTGGTAAGAAAAATTCAAAGAATGGTCTAACATCATTTGGTGTTATCACTCTTTTGAATACCTTTGTAATACCGTTAACAACTGTCTCTCTTTTTGTAATTGTATAATTAATCAAATTACCCTGAGCGTCAAAGTTTGGTATTTTTAATCTGTTTGGAAATCCATCAGCATTAAATGGAGACGCAAAATTCACATCATATAAATTTTCAAATATCTGACCTGAACCTGATACTTGTGAACCACGTCTTAAAGTACCCAAATATCTTTCATCTTCTTTATCACCAAAGGCAGGAACCGTAATTGAAAAGTCCACCAAAGCAATTGATGGTCTTTGTCCAGGAATTTTTAATCCATATGTTCTTGCAATGTTATAAATTGATGAACGTTGTTGTGCATATTGAAGAACAGTTTCTTGAATACTTCTGTCAATATGATAATGTAAGTTGTCGGCTACGGCTGCGTTTAAATCCAAAAACACAGAGAAAACTGAAGCATCATTAAAGTTATCAATCAACTCAGGATAGTAAGTCCTTGTATAATTGATAAGTTCCTGACGAATTGCTTGGAAGTCCCTAACGGTATATGATATCTTTCTTTGTGCCATTTATGTTAAATATTCAGGATTACGAAATCTTTAGTGTTAAATACATCATTTGAAATGGCATAATCAATTCTTACAGTAGCAGTATATTCAGTCACGTTTTGATTCGTCATTTGTATTTGGGGGTCAGTAACACCACCTGTTGAAGTTGCTGTTAATCCTGCTGCTTCACCTGTTGGAGCACTAATGTTAATATTTGTTAATTGTAATTGAGGCATGTACTTTTGTACAGAATCTCTTATTTCAGATTCAATATTTTTAAAAGTTGGTCCATCCAAAGGTTCAAAAATGTATTCCAACAATCCAGTACCAAAATCAGGTAAAAAATATCTACTACCTTTTCTTGTTAATAATAAGTGAATTAGATTACTTCTGATTTCCTCCGCAGAGTAATCCGACAAATCCAAATACTTACCATTGAAAGAAATTACAAAGGGGAAGGTTAACCCGTATGTTTTACCATTAGCCATTATCTATAAATATAGTTGTATTTCCTTTTTTGTATTTAGGAAAATAAGGACAATGTCTACAACCATTACCGCAACAAGAACCTCTTTGTTTATGAAATTCCTCAGTAAAGACATATTTTCCTTCTTCAATATAAAAAGAAGAAGGGGAAAGTTGTTCACTTCCCCCCTCCGTAGGTGTTTTTATATTCTCTTTATTTGATTTCACAAGCTCCACCAGCACAAGCCAATTCACCACTCAAATCTGTGTTGTCTTGTAATTCAACAACTTTTGATAAGTCAATTGTGTGAAGTTTAGCGAACAATCTGTCG